CCCAAAGCTCCGGAAACATTTACAATGCTGTCTTTGGCGGCTGCCGCCTGCGGTCCAGCCATTTTCAATCCCTCGGCAAGGTCTGTCAGCGTCTGTGCTGAACCGTTGGCGGTTGCCGTGAGGATGTCTGCAACTTCTGTCATCCGGGAAGATTCAATACCAAATACACGCATATTGTTTGCCGCGATTTCGGCGGCTTCTCCCAGATCAGTCCCGGTGGCACGGGAGAGGTTCAATACAGCAGGAATCGCATTTTCGATTTCTTTCGGCTTGAACCCCATCCGCCCCAGAGCCGTCATTGCTTCAGCAACCTGTTTTGCCGTAAAAGATGTTTCACGCCCCAGTTTTTCTGCAACTGCGGTCAGAGATTGGAACTCTTTTTCCGTTGCTCCGGTAACACCTTTGACCAGACGCATCTCATCATCAAAACCGGCAAAAGTTTTTGTTGCATAAGCAAATGGAGCTGCGGCAAGAGTTGCCACAGTTACCATACTTTTGCCGGCAGAGGTGAGAGAATTTCCGAAATTTCTTATTTTAGCCTGTGCCGATTTCAAGCCACGCTCAAGTTTTGTCTGGTCAAGCATCAGCTCTACAAAGGCTTTACCGGCTCTTACATTACCGCTTGCCCCTGCCATGGGTCACCATCCTTTCCGGTTCTGTCAGCATTTGTTTCATTTCAGCAACGGATATCCGTATTTTCGGTTTTTCCCTGCCGGAATGCTGCTGATATGGATTGAAATCTGCGGGTTTTACTGATTTCCCCTTTTTACGGTCACGGAAGATGTTGACCAGAAGTGCCATAAGAGAGCTTGTTCTGTTCCACTCAAATCTTCCGCGCCCCTCTGCCATAACCAGCAATTCCCGCAGAGTGAACGGATCAGGATTTATTCCGCAGATCCCGGCACATTCGCAGACAAGCCGGTCAACTGTTCCAGTTTTGAGACCAGTTCTTCCTCGAACCTGCCGTCGCTGATCAGGCTTTCCAGTTTCCCCCGGGCAATCTTTTCGAAGCGTCGGGTGGCAGAGAGGATCTTCTGAAACGCCTGACGCTTCGCTTCCGGGAAAAAATTTACGATCTCATCCAGAAGAGCAGCAGTGGCATGATCGATAACATCTCCTGCCATAGCTCTGCCGAAATCCTCATCGGTGATGCCCTGGGCATCTGCTTCATTTTTGCAGACTGCATAGAGAACATCAACGAGCAGAACCGGATCGGTGGAGAGTTTTTCCAGAAGTTTGGTGCTGGGATTGTTTTTCTCATCCATTTCTACAATGGCATTCAAATCCACATCACAGATTGCACGGACACGCTTGATGGCAGCAACATTTACTGCCACGGTCCAGATGCGTCCGGCATTATCGGTAAAACTTTTCATTGGGCATACTCCTTATATAAATATGTTTTTATACCCACGCAGGGGCACGGGTGGATGCAGTCGGTTTTGCAGTGACGCTTACAGTCAATGCTTCTTCCAAAGGCTGCTCAACGGAAAATCCGGTGATGGACCAGTCGGCATCCAATCCGCTGCCATTCCCGTCAGTCACAAAAAGAGCAAGAGGGGTATTGCCGAAGTAGGCATCACGGAATGCAGTAAAATCTGCGTCTTCCGTATCATACAGAATTCCGAATTCCAGAGACGCTTCTTTGAGAGTTGCGATAGATGCTTTCCAGCCACTGGTGGCCCGGGTGGTCACATCTGCTTCTCCGGATTCCATAGAAAGGGTGAGGTCCTTTACATTTTTGACTTCAGTGGCAGCGGTCTGACCGGCAGTGCCACGCATCAGAATTGCATCAAGACCAAGAACAACAGCCATAAATAAAACTCCTGTTTTTAAGGTTTGAGACTGTCCTCCCACAGTTTCGGCAACTGGGGAGCGACTTTTACAAGTGTAGGTCCCATAAGCGGACGCTTTGGGTATTTTCTTTTGCGGTACATACCGCCGAACTCATGAGCCGTCATTGAGATACCGATAAAAGATTCAGCCGGACCGATGACAACAGTCATCCGTTCCTTTTCTACGCCAAAGAGGATTGAGCGTTTGAGTAATCCGCGTCTGGTATGCGGAGGTTTTCCCGGTGCGGAGGAATGTTTTGACCTCGACACAGCATTCCGGGCTGATTTCCGGATGTATGCTCCGGCACGGGTAAGTGGTTTTGTGCCGCTTTTCTGAATCGTTCTTTTCAGTTCGTGAGTATCAAATTCAACTCTTACATCTGCACCTTTTATCATCAGCGTATCTGCTTGAAGGTGAGTTCCATGACGGAAGTGAACTGCCGTCTTTCCCGCAGATGTTCGGGACTGTAGATGGGGTTGTACCCAACGCCGATGCAAATTGCTCCGGCAAGTTTTTTGTTGAGAAATCCCAGGCCGATACGCTCCACAGTGTGAAGCAGTTCCGGAAGTTCATCCTCAATTCCCCGTTTCATAAATCCGATTTGAACTTTCAGAAGTTCTTCATGGGATGCCCGGGAAAGGGTTTTGTATTCTGTGGCAACAGGTACTACTGCCACTTTCATGGTTTCCAAATCCCGGAGTTCAAATTCCGGGTAAAACAGCAATTCAGCATTGTATTCTGCAAGTTCTGCCGTTACAGCTTCAGCAAGTTTCAAAACTTCGCTCATGCTCCTCCTTTCAGGAACGCTACAACAATATTGCCGATTGCAGCAAGCAGTGCCAGCAGAGCAGCTCCCAATGCCGAAAGCATTGTTTTCTGCATATCGGAAGCCGGTTTGCAGGGCGGATAATGATGCTGACCTGCTTCAAAGTGCATTTTTATCATACCCTTTAACTCCGCAAGCTCAAGCCGGGACTGATTGACCGCGTCCCAAAGATCCCGATGGTCGGGAATGTCTCCATTTGCCATTATATTATTCCTATCTCTTTGGTATGGATCCTGCGGACAAGATGCTGTGAACCGGACCATCTCCAAACCGGTTCTCCGTTGGGAGCAAGGACTTCATACTTGCGTCCATCATACTGAATTGTATCTCCCTGTACCGGATCGACCGGCAAATCTGCTGCGGAAACAATAAAGTCCCGCGATTCTGTCCGGATCGTCATACCGTATTCATTTTCGGCTCTGAACAGCGTTCTTCCCAGAGTGGCACAGATGTTAAAACTCTCTCCGCCCCGGCAGATATAAACCGCCGGAACAGAGAGGGTATTGCGCCGTTGGGAATCAAGCCATTGAGCAGCCTGTTCCATAATATTCATCACGCAGTGACTGCTGCCACATAGGGAGCATTAAGCAGGAGATGAACGGTTGCATCCGCAGATGCGGCACTGGCAACTGCTTTACCAATGTAGATGTTACCGGCAGCAGTAGTGGTGACATTTTTGTTCTTGGCATCCCAGTAAAGGGGAACGCCTGCGGAAATTTCTCCGGATGCCTTTGCAACTTCAAAAACACCGGTCACCGCAAGAGAACCCAGAGTATCAGAAGCGATATCCAGTCTGGCAATGCCGACAAGAGATTCCAGAACAATGACTTCTCCGGCAGCAACAGCTTCGGACGGACGGTAATCAAGGGACTTGCCCTCATGAACATAACGTGCAATCATAAAGTTTTCTCCAAATTTTGAATGTTTCTGTCAGATCAGGCCGCACCATTGGCTTTCACCATACCGCGGAAGTCCTGCTCACGGACGCCGATATCAAAGTAAACGCGGAACCACATCCCCAGCGTATTGAAGTCAGTTTCGCCACGCTCAATGGTAGGAGTGCGTTTGCCCTTGAGGAATCCGAGTTCAAAAGTATCCACAGTACGCGGATCACCGAAGAGATACCAGGCAGTCTGGCTGCTGCCGTCATAGGCCGCGTTGCCGAGGTAAGGACTGGATACCACCTGCAGATTTTCATCGGCAAGGACATTGATTGCCGGTCTGACAGTGTTTTCAGTACCGCCGCTCATCACCAGAGTAGCTCCGCGGGTGAGTTCAATGGCAAGATGTTTCAATGCAGTCGGCACAAGCAGATACCGGGGTTCAACGGAGATAGGCTGTCCATCCGCATCCACCTGGTCCAGATAGAGCTGAACAGCTTTCTTGAGAGAGTCTGCAGACAATGCACTGGATGCACCGGTCAGAATGTTGCGGTGACTGTTATGGAACAGAGCCTTGCCGTCATTCTGGGCGGGATTCTGAAGCAGACGGGAGAAAAAGAGCTGATCGATCAATCTTGCCGCTCTGTTACCCATGGCAACCGGAACTTTCATAAAGGCGTTCAAATCATCGTTGATGATCATTTTTCTGGTCAGGCAGAATTTTTTGCCGTAAGTTTCCAAACGGTTGGTCGCAGCTTCTTCCAACAGACCGCCGTCCTTGATTTCACCGTCAGCGGCAACCGGGAGCAGATCACCGACATCCGTCAAGCGGAATCTTTCCGTTTCTTTGAAATCATTGAGATCCCCGGTGGAACAGAGTTTGGTAGCGATGACCGGCTGGGCTTCGTAGCTCTGAAGCAGTTTTTTGTTTGCCACATTGGAAAGAATACCCGGCAGGGAAACAGAACTGAAAGCGGCACGGATAGTTTCATTGTCAAAGCCACGACTGTAAGGAATACCGTCAAGTTTCATGCACTCCACCATCAGTTGTTTGAGGGGCATATCCATTTCACGCATCCCCGCTTCAACGGTCTGCGCTCCGTAAGATTTTTCCAAAGCATCAGCAGAAACGCCAACACGCAGACTCATTGCAGCTTCAAGGGTTTTACGCATTTCACCGCCTTCCGGTTTACTGTGGATGGCAATATTAACGCTGGCGGCAGGACGTTCGGCACGGAGAGTTTCAAGGACTTTTTTGGTAACCACTTCAGGAGACCAACCGGCAGAAACAGCCTGCTTTTCAATTTCAGGGAATTCCCCGGCGCAGATTGCCTGGATTTCACTCACGCGTTCACGCTCTGCTTTGACAGCAGCCACAGCGGCATCTTTTGCAGTCGCAGCAAGGTCCACTTCAGCTTTTGCTTTGACTTCCTCCGGCTGTGCCTTGCGCTCATCTTTTTCCAGTTCCGCATTTTCTGCACCCGTCGCTTTCAGATTTTTGTTTTCGTCAGTCATGACTTCTCCTTTGTTATTGATAAGATTGAATTGGGCGGTAACACGCATTTTTGTAGAAGCATCCGCGCCGACCGCCACCACGGAAACTTCTCTTAATACTGATTTCTGAATATGATAAAAGGGACCGTCAATGGTTTGGCCGTTGACTTCGCGGGAGCCTTTCACCAATTCACACTCTCTGACATCCGCACCGATGGAGAGCTGCCAGTCAGCTCCTGCCTTGGACTGGGCCACGATGTCATGGGCGTCCTTACTGTCAGAAACGATTTCCCCGGTGATTTCCAGAGCATTGTTTTTGATGCTGGCAGAAATCATTCCGACACGGCTGTCAGTTTTGTTTTCATGGTTTGTCAGCAAAGGAACGGTATCTGGAATCTCCATTCCCGCCAGATCGACCACTACCGGGAATTTCCATCCCGGCAAATTCATCTTTCCACCGCCGTAGGCAAGTCCGGCAACTTTCGGCTTGCCACCATTGGCAGCTTCAATGAGCGTAAATTCACTCATCTTTTTCATTCTCCTATTGTTGGGAATCTTCTTCTGATTCCGTGGGTTGTGATGCCGGTTGCTCTCCCGGGACAGGGATGCCGTACTCCCGCATCAGTTTGATTTCTTTTGCTCTCTGCCGCAGTACCGACATATAATCACGGCCGTCTTTGGCACATTCAGCAGCCAGAGTGGTAGTGTGATTTGCAAGTCTTATCTGCTGGGCATTTGCTTCTTTTGTCGGATCTACATGGACAAATCCATCCCAGAACCAAGTGTGGCGTGGCGTCCGGAACTCTCCGGTGGGATTGACCAGGGAATATTCTCTGAACCACATTGCAAAAATCTGATTCAGCACTTCTGATTCCCAAAAGGCTCTGTCTACCAGCACACTTTTATGGTAAAGTTGATT